TTTTCAGGCCAACTTGGCCATCTTGGCCTTCTTCTCCTTGGTCAGAGGCTTCAGCCGATCCGACTCGTAGCGAAGAGGCTCGCTCATCCAGGGCATACTCGCCCAGGCCTTGAAGGTCGGCAGGGTGTTGATCGCCTTGATCAGGGCGGCCCGCGGGACCTCGGTGTACTTGTGGCTCATGTCGTCGACGACGTGGCCCAAGATCTGGTCCTTGACGTACTCGTGGACGCCATTGACCACGAGCTGGGTCGAGACCGTATGGCGTGCCGTGTAGGGCGCGATGTCGAGGATGCCGGTGCGGCTGCGGGCGTTCTTGATGCCCTTCTTCATCTGGCCGCCATTGCCCTCCACGACCGTCCAGGGCTCTCCCTCCCACGTCCTGACAAGCCGGGTGCCGTCCTTCCGCTTGAGCAGCCCCTTCATCAGCGGGACCAGGAACTCGTGCAGCGGCACGCCGCGGGGCTCGCCCGTCTTGGACGACGGCAGGGTAATCCACCGGTTCGCGACGTTGACCTGCTCCCGGTCCATCAGGAACAGCTCGATCGGCCGCATCCCCGTGTAGAACAGGATGGTCATAACGATGGCGTTGGCCGGCGACATGGCGCACACGAACGGGCAGGCCCGGTCGTAGGTCGTCGGGAAGCTGCCGACCCGACGCTTCTTGACGGCGAAGGAGCGGGTGCCCTTGGGCTTCTTCGGACGCTTCCACTTCCGGAAATCCGCCCACTCGTTGCCGACCGCGTGGTTCCAAACGGCAATGAACGGGGTGTAGACCTGGCGGTTCAGGGTGTCGGGCTGGACATTCGGCAGCAGTTCGAGCGCGACCTTATCGAGCACCGCCTGGGTTATGGACCTGAGCTTCACGCCCTCCAGCTTCCCGGCAATCCCGGTCATCTTGTCCGTCTGTTCATCGTACTGGCCGAGAAAGCGCGTCGAACCGCCCGCCTCGATGTAGGACGACGCTGCCTGGTCGAAGGTCACCACGGACTTCTTGCCGTGGACCGCCTCTGACAGCAGCTCGCTCTCCATCTTTATGCGGATTTTTTCCGCGGTGGCTTTGTCAGTAGTTTTCGCAGATTTGAAGACCTTACAGCCTTCGCTGTCGGTGCCGCGGATGACGTAGTTCGATCCAGGTGAACGTTGGTAGAGGTAGAGGCGCATCTCATGGATTCCCAAATTGCCATCAGGTCCGCGTCCGAGAAACGGTAGACGCGGCCCTTCTTGCTGTAGAAGTTGGTGCCGGCGATCAGGTCAGTGAGCGACTGTCTGCTGATCCTCAGCTTGGCGCAGACCTCGTCAAAGGTATAGATCTGGCCAAGCTTCTTATTGTCGTTCGCGGGGTCAGGCATCCGCCTTGTCCTCGGGCTTCGCATAGAAGCCGGTCGGCGGGCGGCCGACAACCCAATCCGTCTTGCGATCGGTGAAGCTGACCGGCCGATGGCGCCAGGTACCGCGCAGATTGGCGTCGCCGAAGATGTTCATTTCGACCTCCCAATCGTCGCCGTACGTGGTCACGTCGTGCCACTCCTCAGGCGTCTCCGGAACGTAGTCGTCAGGACGGAACAGCCAGGCCTTGTGCTCACTCATTTCTTGCTCCCGAAAACGGACTCCACGGTATGCTGCTCCGGCTTCTCCGCAGACCGGAACACCTTGATGCCGCCCTTGCGCTTGTAGCCCTTCATCTCGAAGCTTTGGACAGCGCGAGCACGGTTCAGCTTGGTCATCATCACGCGGAAGCCGGCGACCTCCGCCTCGACGGCATCCCTGAAGATTTTGGGGCTGCCGTCCGTGTCGGTGACCCACATGGCTGGTTCACCCGGGATGGCGAAGGAGCCGAGATAGCAGCCCGGCACCTCCCGATGATTGACCGCTGTCGAATAGTAGGACTGCGCGACCCTCGTCATACGGAGACCTCCGCCTTGATGCCAGGGTGGGGGTCGTATCCCTGGAGCTGCATGTCTTCGAGCTGGAAGCCGAAGATGCTGTCCATCGCCTGGTTGAAGGTCACGCGAGGCAGAGCGCGCGTCTCCCGGGTGAGCTGGAGCTTCGCCTGCTCGATGTGGTTCAGATACAGGTGCGTGTCGCCGAACGAATGCACGAAGTCACCAGGCTGCAGACCCGTCACATGGGCGATCATCATCGTCAGCAGGGCGTACGAGGCGATGTTGAATGGAACGCCGAGGAAGACGTCTGCCGATCGCTGGTACAGTTGGCAGGACAGCTTGCCGTTAGCCACGTAGAACTGGAAGAGGCAGTGGCAGGGCGGCAGCGCCATCTGGTCAACCTCTGCCGGGTTCCAGGCGGTGACCATCAGGCGGCGCGAGTTGGGATTGCGCTTGATCTGATCGACGACGTTGGCGATCTGGTCGATGGACTTGGTGAAACCAACGCTCAGGATCTTACCGAAATGCTCACCATGGTTGATGGTCATAGCACCGGTCTGCTCGAACGACGGCCACGACCGCCACTGCTTGCCGTATACCGGGCCGAGATCACCGTTGGCATCCGCCCACTCGTCCCAGATGGTGACGCCATGGTCATGCAGAAACTTGATGTTGGTGTCGCCGCGCAGGAACCAGAGCAACTCGACAGCGATGGCCTTGAACGGCAGGCGCTTCGTCGTGAGCATCGGGAAGCCCTCACTCAGATCGAAACGCATCTGGTGACCGAAGATAGAGATCGTCCCGGTGCCGGTGCGGTCGCCCTTCTGGACGCCTTCGGTCAGGATTTTGTCGAGCAGATCGTGATATTGCTTCATTGGGTTTCCTTGGTGCAGTCGCAGCGGGGCCAGACGCACCAGTCTCCGTGTCGTGCTTGCGGGCAGGGTTGAGGGGCGGGGTTGGCGAGACGTGCAGCTTCTTCCTTGCTGTCGTAGGGACCGATGGCGTCCCAGCAGCCTTCCAGCTCCAGCTGGAGGATCCACCATCCTGACAGCTCCTCGCCGACTTCCTCCGGCGGAAGGAACTTCACCTCGGTCGTGTTCAGTGCCGCCTCAGTCATTGGAGCAGCTCGTCGCGAGGCAGATCGAAAACTGGGTGGAGAAGGAGAGCTGCTTCCCGTGGATCGCGCTGGCGATGGCCGCACCAGCCACCACGATCAGCACCACAAACAACACTTCCTTCATCATCGAAATAACTCCTTGGCCTTTTGCATTTTGGAATCGAGGCAGAGCGAGAAGTGCTCTGAGGAAACGCGGGCTTGGCAGGCGTCTTGCCGCTGGCCCTCGATCACGTTGGAGATGGCCATACCCAGAGCCACGCCCATGAAGAGTCCGAACACGATGTACTTCATGCCTGGGCTCCCGGGATCTGGCTCAGCAGCCACGCGATCTGGGCCTTCTGCTGCGCGATGATCGCCCGTTGCTTCCGGTTCTCCATGAGTTGCGCGTTGTTGTGCTCCAGCAGCTCGGTGATGCGGTCGTTCAATCTCTTCTGTTCAGCGTCGGTCATCGTCGGTCTCGGCCTCGGGCTTGTAGTTGAGATAGGCTTTGCGGATGGCTCGGTACTGCTTGTCGGTGAGACGTTGCCGTTTGAGCCAGTGGGCGTGGACGCTCAGGACGAAGCTGCGGAAATTGCTCTCGGGAGAGACTTCCTTCAGCAGGGTCTCGAACATCGCGTTGATCAGGTCGGTCTTCGGATCGGATGCCGGCTTCGGGTCAGGCTTCCGATGCTGTTGTTGCTGCGGCTGCGGCTCAGGCCGTGGCGGCGGCTCCGGTCTTCTCGCGAAAGGCGTGAGCAGGATGTCCTGCCAGTTCTTCTGAGAGGCCCCGAGCACAGCGTTGGCCTTGCGCATCGCGACTAAGGCTTCGTTGTCGTTGGATGACGTCGTCATCATCATCAACTTCACGAGCCGCGTGACATCGAAATGCTGGGTCATGTTCGGTCGTGACGCGCCCCAGACAGGAACATCGGGGGCGCGTCGGGGTCCGTTACTTCGGCTGGACCAGCTTCTCGATGTCGGGCTTGGCGTTGGCGAAGCCGTCGACGATCTTCTCGAAGTCGCTGGTGTGGGCTGCGACCCAGTCACGGTTGGCGACGAACACGGCATCAACCTGGATGGTGGCTACCGACTTGGAGCCGAACATGCCGGAGGGCTGGATGCCCTTGTACGTGCCGGCCGGGATCTCACCGTAGGTGTAGACCGGGTTGTTGCGGGCATCCTTGGCGTTCTTCGTCATGTCGCGGTCGTCGGTCTCGACCAGCACCAGGCCGCTCGCATACTTCGGGGCTTCGTTCTTGAGCATCGAGGCATTGAGCGCGGTGATGATGAGAGCGCACTGCACTTCCGAACCGTCGTTGACGGCGCTGAGCGCGAGGGTGCCGGTCAGGTCGGACGTGCGGACCTTGCCGTAGCGAGCCTTGTCGGCGGCAACGAAGGCGGCCCAGGTGGTGTTGGCGCCAGAGCCATCGGGGCCGATCGCGACCGTGAAGTTGGAGTTCAGGTCGACCATGCGGGACGACGTGTAGGCTTTGCGGTTGCAGAGCAGGTTCGCCTGCTCCTGGTAGAGCACGCCGGCACGCTGCAGGGCCGAGATGGCCTTCGCGTTGCGTTGCGCGTAGACGAGCAGGGCATCGTTCTGGACGAAGGCGCCGTCGCACTCACCAGCCGTGACCTTGTCGAGGTTGTCCAGCGAGCCCTTGGTCTCGACGACATCGACGTTGCCGGCGTGGCGCTTCAGGTGCTGGCCGGCGGCGTAGTAGTTCAGCTTGGCATTGCCGGTGCAGAGGCGGAACTTCTCGGCGGCCTGAGCCGAGCTTGCAGCCGACAGACCGAGGGTCGCGGCAGCGATCAACAAAAACAGCTTCTTCATGTGGTCTCCTTTTGCGAGCCCCACTAGGGGGCCCGCTCTCCAAAAAACGAACGTTTGCTTTTGAACAAACGGTAGATCACCAAAAAGCGCGGAAGAACCCGTACTTCTTGAACTTCGCGAGCTTCCAGCAGACGGACAGGGCGTACCAGAGGCCGAGCGCGTCGAGGACGTGGTTCAGCAGGAAGATGCCGATCATGCGGTCACCGGGTTGGGGAGACCCGTCTCCGGGTTGTAGGGCTGCTGAGCCGTGCGGCTCAGGCGGGTGAGATCTTCTCCGTTCATCGCCAATCTCTTCATCTCCTGGACGAGGAAAGTGGCCGCGACGCCGATGTTCGCGAAGTCACCGCCGTAGCTGCGGAAGCCGCTCCACGTCTGCGGATAGATCTCAGGGGCAGACTCGAAGGCTTCCGTCTCACCGTTGCGACGGTCGAACGTGGCGTCCAGCTGGGCGACGCCCGCCTGGAACAGCTCGCCATTCGAGACGTCAACGCGCTCGTTGGCAGGGCCCCACATTTCGTTCTGCCGAGCCAGCTCGGCCATGATGAAGCCGAGGGCGGCGTATTGTGCTTGCTGTGCGTCCAAGTTGATAGCTCCTGTTTGCATTATCTATTTGCATTCAAGCGAACGAGTCGTCAAGAGGAAACTCAACGATTGTCGCCGTCTCCTTGCAGGGTTCCGCGATCGACGCGGCCCCGGAGTTCCTGGATGTTGGCGAGGGCGATCTCGCCGAGGCTCATGCCCATGCCGTGGGCGAGCGCTGCGAGATACCAGAGGTTTCCGCCCATCTCCTTGACGATGTCAGTCCGGCGCTTTTCGGTCAGCACGCCGCCGTCGTCCCGGAAGACCTTCTTAACCTTGTTCTGGACTTCGCCGGCCTCGCCGAGGCCCAGCGCCGGGTACCAGAGCTTCATGTCGTCGCCATAGGCGATCGTCTTGATGGACTGCTCCTGATAGAGGTCGAAGCCGCGGATCAGCTCTTCAGCTCTGATCGGCGCCTTGGTGTCGATGTTGGTGTTAACGATGCTCACGTCGTCTCCTTAAAACGCAGTTCGTCGGCGAGGTCTTGAAACATCCGGACGACATCTCGCTGGTTGCGACCCGACACGTCGTTCCAGTCGAACGGATGCTTTGCGAGCTGACTCTTGATCAGCTTGACGAAGCGCGCATACGCGCCTCGATCTTCTTTGCCAGCGGCTCGCCGGATGGCTCCCTCGATGTCGAAGGCTCGGGCCTCGTCGCTGAACACGGGACAGGGCTTACCAAGCCCATCCCGTGCGCACGTCTTCTGGGTCCACCTTCCGGGCTTCGAGAACAGCGACAGGCACCGCTCCACAATTTCGAGTTCGGTGAACATGGAATCTAATTATCTCTCAGCTCGGCATTGAGCTGTTTCGCTGCCTCCGGCACCTTGGTTTGCAGATCCGGAGGGAGCAGGCTCAGGAGATTGCTTGCCTTTTTGTAAAGCATCTTGGACCTGTAGTAGGTTCGGTCAGCCCGCGCCTTCGCTACAACAGCAGCCTTGAAGTTACTCTCAGTTCGATCGTTGTTCGCATCCTGAGGACTCTCGGCAATGCCTATTTTAACCTGGGTCGCTTCAGTGATTGCGCAGAAAGGAACCTTAACAGACCTGCCGTTATCCAATTGACAGCTGAAGCTGTCGTCGGAGACGACCAGAGTTGACGAGCGCTCGTTGAGCCCTATCTTCATAAACAGCGCGTCCGTGTCGAAGATCGACTTTGATGCCTCCACACCGTGACCGGCTAACCAAAACTCAACTTCCAACTCGCAATCCGATGGAAATCGGCCTTCGACGATCGACTGCAAAGAGGCTTTTGCCTGCCTTGCCACCTCCTCGCGTCGTTTATCCCAATCAACCTGATCGTTAACGCTCTCGTTAACGTACCGAACCCACCTTCTTTGGTCGAAGGCGAGAATTTTGACACCATCGCGCAGGACATCGACAGTCTGTTTTAGGACGTGCTTGAGATAGGATCGCTGAGCCCTATGGGAGTACAGGTCGAAGCACTCGTAGGCGCGATCGAGCTTGGATGCGTCGATAAACAGCATGCTATCGGAGTAGTGACCGATCGAACGCATGAGTGAACGACCAGTTACGACCTCCAGTCCACATTGCTTTGCCGTATCGGTCCTTTCATCGATCGTTCGGCCGAATGCGTTGTGCAGTTCTGCGTTATTGAAATCCCAAACTGACAGCAGCATCGTGGCATCGCGATGAAGGCCTCGCATCAGGTATTTGTCGTTGAATTGTATCAATTTCGGCCGCATCATTTATCCCTATCTGAACCTGTGCGCTTGCTAAACTCGGCTTCGAATGCAGCAATCAGATTGATATCTCGGCGCCCAGCCTCGGTCAGGTCGGACGCCAACTTGTGCATTGGCTCTCTGGACGGGAGCTGCACGAAGTCAGGCGGCGTGTAGACCGCCTGATCCGTTTCCTTGTCGATGATCCAGAGGCGCTTGTTCCTCTTGACCGCCGCGAACATCAGCCAGCTTCTGCCAGCAGGTAGTTGTCGTTGATCGCCTTGAAGGTCGGGCCGCCTTCGACCATCGACTTGTAGACGACGCCCTCGGCGATCTTGTGCGAGATCGAGGGGCGGTTGGCCGCGGCGAGGAAGTCCTTCACGCTCGGATAATCCGAGAGCGACACGACGCCCAGGTTCGGCACCCGGTTGAAGTGTTGCAGGTCGATGAGTCCCTCGTTGGCCAACTTCACCAAAAACTCGAGACGTTCGGCCGGCGCCAGGTAGACCTGACGATCGATGTCGAACACGTCGAAGATGAAGAACGTATGGACGGCCAGGTTCTCGCGGTTGCCCTGGATGTTCGGACCCATCAGCTCGCCCTGGACCGCGACGTTGTAGCCACCGTGGACCAGCGCCGGCAGGATGCGAGTGTTGATCGCGGTCTTCCAGAACGTGTTTTCAGCATCGCGCTTCAGTTCGAGATTGCGCGAGCAGACGCCGTACTGGCCATCGTAGTTGTAGATGGTCATCGACGAGCCATCGAGCTTCAGGGTGGCCTCAAACTGACCGCGCTCCAGCAGCTCGTTGTCGTTCAGCGCCACGACCGTCTTCCGGACGTAGCGGCCATCGGCCATCTTGTAGACGCCATCGGGGATGGCAGCGTCTTCCGGCAGCTCCAGGATTTCGTTCTGGATCGAGACGGTCGCCCAGCTCTTGACCTTGCCGTAGCAGTTCTGGACACGGTCCTGATCGGTCTTGCGCAGGAACGACGGGAAGGTGCCGCGGGCCTTGGTCGGGCCGAAGCTGTTGCCCTCGCGCTCCGGGGCGGCTTCCCACTTCTTGACGCCGATGTAGTCGGTAACGTCGTCGCCTTCTTGCAGGCAAACCCCGTTCGGCGTGTACCAGTTGTTGTCCTGCTCATTGAGTTCGAAGAACTCGCCGAGCGGCATTGCCAGGCCCTGCGAGATCTGACCGCGGAGCTTGATGGTCTTCAGTCGGAAGCCTTCACCCAGATGGGCGGTCGACTTGTAGCAGCGCGAGCGCAGGAACTCGAATGCAGGGATGACCGGGAGGAACGAGTCGATCTCGAAGTAAACGATCAGGTCGCCGATCTGAAAGCCGTTGTCCTTGGCGGACACCAGCTCCCAGCCATCCACCGTCAGGCGGATGATGGCGTCAGCGCCGGGGATCGGATTGATGTCAGCGATCCGTCTGATGGTCGCGAGTTTTCTTTCGCCGTCGATCATGCGTAGGTCTCCAGTGATGTTCAGGGAAGGTGGCCGGGGCCGAAGCCCCAGCCGTGTCGTCAGTGCCCGACGATGCAGCGGGCGATGCCGTAGGCGCAGAGGATCCACACCACCGCTACAGCGCCGAGCTTCAGATCGAAGGCGTCAGGCAGTCGCATCGGCGACCGAGGAGTCTGCACGCAGCCGCCAGACCCAGCCGACCAGCAGCACCAGCACGGTGCCGGCGGCCGAGGCCAGGTAGTGGTTGGCGTACGGAGTTGCCCACGGGTCAGCAGCGATGATGCCGCCAGCCACCCAGCCCAGCAGAGCCGCGCCAGCCCAGGTGAGGATCGGGAAGCGTCCGATCACCGCCGAGATGATTGCGCTGCCGGCGATCACGAGCGGGATCGACAGGACGACGCCGAGCGCCATCAGCAAGGTTGAGCCGTGCGAGAGAGCGGCGATGGCCATGACGTTGTCGAGGCTCATGCTGGCGTCGGCGACTGAGATGGTCCAGATCGCGGCACCCAGGCTGATGACCTTCTTGGTCGGGCCGGCTTCATCGTCTTCGCCCATGAGCAGCTTGGCTGCGACCCAGAGCAGGAAGAGTCCGCCGATGATGCTCAGTGCAGGGACGCCGAGGAGGAACGCGGCGAAGAACGACATGACGACCCGGAGGCCGACCGCAGCAGCGGTGCCGCCGATGATGCCCCACTTCCGTTGGTTCTCCGGAAGCTGGTTGCTGACGAGGGCGATGACGACTGCGTTGTCGCCAGAGAGGAGAAGGTCGATCCACACGATGCCGAGCAGAGCGGCCCAGAAGAGGCTGTCCATTGAAAACTCCAAATTGGGAAAGGGGCGGGCGGCCCGAAGACCGCCCGTGTTGGTGTGACGATCAGGCCGCGAGCAGCTTGTCGGCGTCGACGTTGATCAGCTTGCCGATCTCGACGAGGACCACCTTCTCCTCGGCGCCGATGCCGCCCTGGTCGGCGGTGTCAGCAGCGATCAGGAAGACGTCCTGGCGCACTGCGATGTCGCGGGTCTGGAGGGCCTCGATGGCGCGCTTGTTCTCCATGCGGCCGGCGCGGGACTTGGCGCGGGTCAAGGCGACGTTGAGCGCCTCCTCGATCTGCGGGCCGGTGTAGGAGGCGGAGACGATCGGGTTCGCCTGCATGCCGGAGATGGCAGCATCGATCTCCTTGTCGTCGATCGAACCGTCAGCCGCGGTCACGTTGGCAGCAGCTGCTGCGACACCCGCGAGGAACACCTTGTCGCCCGTGTAGGTGACGAGGGTCTTCTCGGCCTTGGCGAGAAAGTTCTTGAGGAAGCTCATTCTGGTTCTCCTTTGTTTGCTGGCTGCCGGCCAGCACGGTTTGCATTCATGCGCATGGTCACGCATGAAGGTTCGTTGGACGGGGCCGAAGCCCCGCCCGTGATCTCGTTAGCTGCAGCCCGTGGTCTCGCCGCAGGTCTCGCACTTCAAGCAGGTGCCGTTCCGCACCATCGTGAAGCTGTGGCAGGCGCTGCACTCGTCTCCGGTGAAGCCGGACATCTTGGCGACAGCCCGCTTGTCGGGGGCTGCATCCGCGATTTCCTTCGTCTGCACCTCGACCTTGGTCTCGGTACCGACACCGCCGCTGGTGACCACCACGTTGTTGATCACCGTCGCCGGCTGCCCGACTCCCGTGCCCATCGCCGTGTGGTTGCTCTCCTCGGGCGTGACATGGGCCAGGTCTTCGCGATCGAGATAGCTGATCGCGATGTCCCGGAAGACGAAGTCGATGATCGACGTCACCTGCCGGATGCGGTCGTGCTCCTGGACGAACCCGGAGGGCTCGAACCGGAAGAACGTGAAGGCGTCGACGAACTCGTCGAGCGGCACGCCGTACTGCAAGCCGAGGCTCACAGCGATGGCGAAGGCATTCATCATCGACCGGAAGGACGCGCCTTCCTTGTGCATGTCGATGAAGATTTCACCCAGCCGACCGTCCGGATATTCGCCGGTTCGCAGGTAGACCTTGTGGCCACCAACGATTGCCTTCTGCGTGTAGCCGCCGCGCTTCGACGGGAGCTTCTCCCGCTTGCGCACCAGCTTCTCGACCACCTGGACCACCGTCTTCGGCGTCTCGACCGGTTCATCACCAGCCGGTTCGTCGTCGACGAGGGCAGAGTTGAGCGGCTGCGACAGCTTCGAACCATCGCGATAGATCGCGTTGGCCTTCAGCCCGAGCTTCCAGGACATCATGTATGCCTTGGACACGTCCTCAACGGTCGCGCTGTTCGGCATGTTGATGGTCTTGGAGATCGCACCAGAGATGAACGGCTGCACTGCCGCCATCATCAAGATGTGACCCTCGGTCGCGATGTACCGCTTGCCGAGCTTGCCGCACGGGTTTGCGCAGTCGAAGATGGCCTGGTGCTCCGGCTTGAGACCGGGAGCGCCTTCCAGCGTCATCGTTCCGCACACCTCCGTGTTGGCCTTCTCCAACTCAGCGTCGGTGAACCCGAGATCCTTCCACTTCGTGAGGAAGCGGATGTCGAAGGTCGACTTGACCTCGGCTTCATTGATGATGATCGACGCAGCCCGGAGGGCCAGATCGAACTTTGGCGGCAGCACGCCTGTGCCGATGGCGTACTTTGAGATCGAGTCGATCTGCGCCTCGGTGTAGCCGAACTTGCGGAGCGCCGCCGGGACCTGCTGGTTGATGATCTTGAAGTAGCCGCCGCCGGCCAACCTCTTGAACTTCACCAGAGCGAAGTCAGGCTCGATGCCCGTGGTGTCGCAATCCATCAGCAGTCCGATCGTGCCAGTCGGGGCGACGACCGTCGTCTGCGCATTGCGGTACCCATAGGCCATGCCCATGTCGAGCACGTCAGCCCAGATCGCGGTTGCCGAGCCAGCCAAGTCGCTCTGAGGCAGAGCATCCCAGTCCAGCCGCGGAGGCTCGATGCTGAGCCCCTCGAACTGCGTCGAGCCCGCTTCTGCCGCGGCGTAATGGTTCGCCATCACGCGCAGCATCGCCTCCTTGTTCTCCTCGAACTTGACGAACGGACCCAGCTCCCGCGCCATCTCGGCGGAGGTGCGGTAGGCCACGCCCGTCATGATCGCGGAGATGGCGGCAGCCATCGCCCGACCTTCGCGGGAGTCGTACGGCAGACCCATCGCCATCAGCAGGCCGCCGAGGTTGGCGAAGCCGAGGCCGAGGGTGCGGTACTCGTAGGAGAGCAGCGCGATTTCCTTGGACGGGAACTGCGCCATCGCCACCGAGATTTCGAGCATGATGGTGATCAGCCGGCAGGCGTGGACGTAAGCCTGACCGTCGAACTCCATCGGGCCACCGTTCTTCAGGACGTTCCGGCCGAAGAACTTCAGTAGGTTGGTCGAAGCCAGGTTGCACGCCGTGTCGTCCAGGAACATGTACTCCGAGCACGGGTTGGAGGCGCGGATGCGACCACCAGCCGGGCAGGTGTGCCATTCGTTCATGGTCGTGTTGAAGTGCAGGCCCGGATCAGCCGACTCCCACGCGGCGCGGCAGATCTGATCCCAGAGCGCCTTCGCCTCGACCGTCTTCACGATGGTCGGGGACGTCCGAGCCTTCAGGCCCCACAGGCCATCTGTCTCGACGCGCTTCAGGAACTCGTCGGTCACCGACACCGTGTTGTTCGAGTTCTGGCCTGACACCGTCTCGTAAGCCGGGGACTGCCAATCGACATCGAACTCCGGGAAGTCGAAGTCCTGACCTTCTTCAGCGAGCTGCAGGACGCGCTGGATGTAGCTGTCCGGCAGGAAGGCAGAGCGAGCCTCTCGGATCGCCTTCTTCACGCTGTCGCTCTGACGGCTCTCGCCGTCGCCCCAGGCCTCGTGGATCGCCTTCAGGTGCTTCTTGGCAGCCTTCGAACCAGCCACCAGCGCTGCAACCTTCTTCTCCTCCTCGACCTTCCAGCCGATGTACTCCTGGATATCCGGATGATCGACGTCGAGCACCACCATCTTGGCGGCGCGGCGCGTCGTGCCACCCGACTTGATGGCGCCGGCCGCCCGGTCACCGATCTTGAGGAACGACATCACGCCGGACGACTGGCCGCCGCCGGACAGCTTCTCGCCCTTGCCACGCAGGCTGGAGAAGTTGGAGCCGGTGCCTGAGCCGTACTTGAACAGGCGGGCCTCTCGGGTCCACAGGTCCATGATGCCGCCATCACCGACGAGATCATCCTGGATACCCTGGATGAAGCAGGCGTGCGGCTGCGGGCGCTCGTAGGCGCTCATCGACTTCACCACCGCCATGACGTTGGGGTAGCGGTCGTCGTTCCGGTGCGCCTGGTAGAGCGCGTCGTCGACGTAGGAGTGACCCTGAGCCGGGCCGTCGATGCCGTAGGCCCAATGCAGACCGGTGTTGAACCACTGCGGCGAGTTGGGCGCGAACATCTGCTGCGCCAGCATGAAGCGCATCTCGTCGAAGAACGCGAGAGCGTTGGCCTCCGCATCGCGCAGCTTGAAGACGTCGCCCTTCTTGGTGCCCTCGGGAGCGAAGTAGCCGCCCTTCCAGCCCCAATAGGTCCAGCAACCGGCAAGGCGGTCGAACACCTGCTTGGCTGAGGTCTCAGAGCCCATGAACGCAGAGCGCGTGTCCGGGTCGCCGTTGCCGGCATACGGCACCGAGCGTTGGAGCCAATGCGGCACGCCGGATTCGATTACCTTGCTGACCTGGTCGGGGACGCCGGCCTTGCGGAAGTACTTCTGCGCGAGCACGTCGATGGCAACCTGCGACCAATGCGCCGGCACCTCGATGTTCTCCATGCGGAAAACAACCGAGCCGTCCGGGTTCTTGATCTCGCTGGTGGCCTTCTTGAACTTGATGTTGTCGTAGGGCGAGTTGATGCCAGCTGTGAAAAGTCGGTCGATTCTCATAAGCTACTGTTTCTCGTTCTCGTGCTCAGGCGCCGCGCTTGGTGGAGCGGTACGGGTAGACCTTGGCGGTCTGGATGCGGGTCTCGCGCTTGATCGGGACGAACTTCACCGGCAGCTTGCCGAGCGCGTTGATCGTCTCCTTGATCTTCGCGTCGTGGTCCGTGTTGTTCGGATCGAGGATCGCCAGGTCGGAGACGAGCTGGTTGACAGCGACGTTCTCGGACGGGCGCAGGCGGCGACGGGCATGCACAGCCGTGCCGGCGGTGCGGTAGGTGAACTTGACCTTGGGACCAGGCTTCGGTCTGGCCAGGAAGGCGAAGGCCTTCATCAGGCCGCTCAAGATGGCGTCGGAAGTGAACATCGGTGCTCCTTTTGCATTCAAACAAACGTCACGGCAGAGAACGAATGCGGCGTCGGATCTGCTGTCGGGTGAAGTTGGAAACGTACGGGGTGCGCGGTGATGATGCGAAAGGCACCTGGGCCCACGATGTCCGGACTCGGAAGTGGACCACGTAGTGTCTTCTGTTTTGGTCGAGGTAGAACTCGTCTATCTCGCCATCATCCTTCAGCTGCTGCGCCTCCTTCTTGATCTCTCGAACGTGTGCCTTCATGTTTTTCCCTCTTCGAGAATGACCTCTTCGGCCACGCCCGCTTGGGCCGCATGCTGGGAGGTTCGACCACCGCATCGGGGTCGCCCTTCGCCAGCATGCGGCGTCTGAACTCTTCGGTGTCCTTGGCTATGCGCTTTGTCCGCGCGATCTCCGTCACGTCGGCACCTCGCTTCGATGCCTTCGACCCGAAGGTCTTGGCTGCGTGGCAGTCGACGTGCTTGGCGAAGATGTGCTCCTCGTCGTTGGACGGCGGCACAGTGTCCTTCGCCTCTGGATCCCAGCAGCGCAGCTGCACTGCGGGGATATGATCGAACTCGGCGTCTTCGAGCTTGCCCAGGCGTTCACCGCAGGTCGCGCATTTGCTGTCCTGCCGGATAACCACCTTGAGCTTCACCAAGACCGGGATCGCTTTTCTGAACCCGGTCGGAGGTGCGAGAGGGAGGGTGGCATCCATTTGCTTTTGGTATTTGCATTCAAGCAAACAGTCAAGCACGAAGACGAGAAATTTTCCTCTCGTAGGCTGCCAGGCCTTCCTTGGTGAACTCGCCGTCCCAGCTGATGAAACCCTTGCGGTTCAGTGCGTCGAGGCTGCGCTGCTCGCGCTTGGTAGTCGCGGTGACGCCGATGAACCAGCCGGCCTTCTCCATCCAATGCTTCTGGGTCGGAACCCATGCGTCCATCAGGCGGAGCTGGGCTCTCGACAAACGAGGGGTGCGCATCAGTCCAGCTCTGGGTCGACGTAAAAGCGCCACTCCAGCCCCTCGCGGTGCCACTGGCCGGCGCAGACCGGGATGCAGGTGTGGGCGTCGTTGAAGTCGTCGTCGTTGTCGTAGTCCTCGTCGCCGACCAGCTCGCGCAGCTCCTTGGTGGTGATCAGCGTGTCGGTCCAGACGAAGTCGTGGCGGTAGACGCCGTCGCTCAGCACCACGGCCTTCGCGTGATCGGTCAGCAGCGATTCGGTGACAGAGATGGCGTGGCGTAGGTCGGCCAGCTCGCTCAGCATGTGCGCGGCGTTGTTCAGCCCGCCCTTGCGAGGGTGGTAGCTGTCGAGACCAAATCTCTCGATCTTGCCGATCGCCTGGAGAACCTCACCGGACTCCTCGACGATTCTGGAAATGTTGCCGCCGAGGTCATCTGCGGCGGGTAGCAGCTTCGGGTTCATTGTCAGTTTTTCCCAATCATTTTCGGTGGTGCCTTCATCTCGATCTTGAGGGTGGTGAGTTTGTTGCCGACCAGGTAGGCCAGCAGCCGCATTGCGTTGAAGTGCCAGACCCTGGTGCCGTCTTCCTTGACGATGTTGAGCCTTCCCCGCGGAAACCGCGGAGGAGCCTTCCAGCCCTTGGGCGTGGTGAGCAGGATGCCGGCTTCGTCAGCTGGCATCTTGTTGAGCGTGTAGAAGTTGATGTTCTCTACGCACTGCTTCGCGAGGACGTCAGCGTTCATGCCACGATGAACTCCGGGAAGAGCCGAGCCAGCTCAGCCTTAGCCCGCTCGACGACGCGCTGGGAGAAGTTGTCCGGGTGGCGCGGATCGGTGACGATGCCGTCCGTGACCTCGTACTCGCCGACCCCGGTGTGCGGATTGTCCGCGTGCCAGAGACCGTAGAAGTTGCGGATGCCGCGGCCCGCGTGGATCAGGCAGCCGGCATGCTCCGGCGGGTTGAGCACGCCAGGCTTCAGGGTGTACGGGAACTTCCAGCTCCACGGATCGAGCCAGCGGTTCAGCGCGATCTGGTCATCGCTCACGCGCCTGACCACGTCGGCGACCATCCCGTCCTCGTCGAGGTAGGAGCCGAACCACTCCGGCATTTGCGGTTTCTCGTTCTTGCCGAGGCCGCTGATCAGGTTCGAAAGCTTCTTCAACAGTTCCATCACGCCACCTCTTCTTTCGGCCGCTCGTCGTTGTCGTTGGCGGCGTCCTTGTAATTCGATTGTTGCCGGGCTTCCTTCAGCAGCGCATCCAGATCGATACCCGGGATGATGTGCGTCTGGATCGTTTCGAGCGCGGCGTCGAAGTAGGCTTTGAACTCGTCCTCGCCCATCGCGTCGTACGCGGTGGAGGAGGGCATCATGATGATCTCGCCAGCGGTGGTCATGACCGGGCGCACCACGCCATTGGCGAGCAGCAGCGTGTCGTGCAGTGCATCTTCGTGCGCGAACAGATCGGTGTTGTTGGCGACGATGCGGATCAGCACCCGATAGAGGCGGTGCCTGGGGCCGCTACGAGGCTGTGCGAACTGAGCCCGCACAGGAACGTTCTCCGGGATCGCTTCAAGCATCTCCGCATCGTATCGAGCATGCGGGACCATGCGACCTTCGACCTTGCGGAGCATGATCCACTTGTTCTTCGATTTGTTGCTCGCGCTCATGTATCAGTTCTCTTCATGACGCCTCAGATCAGCGATCCCTGACGGGCACGCTGGTTGGTTGATCTCGGTTTGGGTTCTGATCTCGGTCTCTCCTCGCTGCCCCAGGACTTGACCTTCACCCGGCAGGCCTCGACGAGCGTGTCGATCTGATCCTGGCTGAGGCCGTAGTCCTCGCGGTGGGCGCGTTCGTCCGCCCACCACTGCCGCAGGGAGGAGGCTGGCCCCTCGGCGATCGAAATCGCAAAGGTAGCCAGCTCCATGTAGGCCGCAGCCCTATCCGGCATGGGCCGCCTTCTTCAGCTCCTGCGACTTGTCGCTGAGCTTGCCCATCACATAGGCCTCGCCGTTCGAGGACAGGACTTTCATGTCCTTGATGAAGTCCTGGCTCGACGCGATTTCCATCGCTTCCTTGGTGCGGGTGATCTTCGCGATCTTGTCCGACCAGAAGGTCACGATCTTCTGACCTTCCTCCTTGGAAACGGTGGCCTCGCGAGCCGGAGCCTTGTCGTCGTTCGCCGGACGGCTATCCTGACGGATGTCGCGACGGTCATCGCGGCGGTCGTCGTTGCGGCTGTTACCCGACTCTTCCTTGAAATCGTCGGCTTCCTCGGACGAGTAGGCGTCACCATGCAGATCGGCGATCTTCAGGATCACGCGATCCTTCGCCCGCTTCTCCGCCATGGCGTACGGATACGCCGCCATCTTGCCCTTGACCTTGTAGTTGCCGCCGGGCTTGCCTTCGAGCGAGATCAACGCCTCGCCGATCGACCATTCGGTCTTGCCGTTGGCTTCACCCATGACGAGGATGACCGCCTCGTCACGCTCGGCGCGCAGGATCTCGGGCTTCGTCCACTTGATGCCGATCGCGGCACCGAGACGCTCGACGTCCTTGTGCTTGACGACAGGCGTACCCTGGACTTCCCAGATCGCGTCGCGGTCGATGTCGACCTTGTGCTTCTCGAAAACGTCGTAGATCTTGTCGAGCCTGGGATTGCTTCGTGCCATGGTTCTCTCCTGTGATTAAGCGGCGTCTGCCGCGGGTTCTGCGGGTTTCTCGTTGCTGTTCGCCGCCTTCCGGGAGCGTGTCGCTTTGGGTTTGGGCTCGGGCAACGGGCGGCCGGAGTCCTTGTCGGCCTGCTTGACGGCCTCCTTGTCGATGTTGATGAGCTTCTTCCCATCCTTCGAGTAGGAGATCGTCACGCCCTTGCCGGAGGCGATCTTGGCGTCGCCAGGCATCAGCGCCTTGATCGCCTTCTTCGCCTTCTCGTGCTCTTCAGCGACGGTCTTGGTCTCGACCATCTTCTGGGCGAGGTCGCACCAGGCGTTGTCCTGGCTCATGTCGGCGACGCGGATCTTCTCCAGCAGCGGGACCTCCGCCACAGGATTTCCGGGCGTGCGGCCCGTCTGGACGCAGTCCCAGAAGTCCTGCTCGGCCTGGAGCATCTTGGCCTGGTAGAAGATGTCGGCCGTGACCTCCATCGACACCCACTGGCCAGCGCCCGTGATGATCGACAGGTACGAGACCGGCAGATCCATCACCATCATGTTGTGCTGGCACTGCGGGTAGTACTTGTCGAAGGCGGCTTGCTTGTCGAAGCCGAACGGGAACATGAACTTGAACTCGACCATCGCCTTGACGGGGCCTTCGAGCGTCTGACGCACGAGTCCATCGAGGGTGGCGTGAGCCTTGTCCCAATCCTTGTAGAAGACCTTGTCCTGCTCGTTGGTCACGACCATGCCGGTCTGGAACTCGAACCAGTCAGCGTTCAGGTGTTCGGTCACGTTGCCGAGCTGGACCAGCAGGATCTCGGACATATCCTCCTGCTCCTGCTCGCCGCGCTTCTCGCGCCAGAGCTGCTCGATCGCTTGCTGGTTGCCGGACATGATGATCCGCGCGTCCGAACCGCCAAGAGACGTCATGCGGGCGGCACGGGCTTCATCGCTCATTCCGAGGTGGCGGGTACGTCGTAGAAACTGCATCTCAGTTCTCCTCAGCGGTATTCGTTCCAGATGATTTCTCCGCCCAGGGTCTGGACGAAGACGGCGTGTGCGGCTCGCTCCTCATCGGTGAGCCGCGGCGGCAGTGGCACCGGTCGCTGTCTCGCAGCCGGCAGGTTGTCGATGGTGTGGGCGGGGTTACCGTCCTCGCCGAGCAGCGAGAGGCCGTACTGTCGGCCGCCGCGCAGTTCGACGTAGACTTCGCTCAGCAGCTGCGCGTCGAGCAGGGCGCCGTGCAGGTCTCGCTTGCTGGTGTCGACGTTGAAGGCGGAGCACAGAGCATCGAGCGTTGCTCGCTTGCCCGGACGCTTCGTCTTCGCCATCTCCAGCGTGTCGACGATTTCGTTCTGGAGCGGCTGCATATCGAGCCGATCCAGTTCGTCGTTGATCATCCCGAGATCGAAGGGTGCGTTGTGCGCCACCAACCGCGCATCACCGATGAAGGTGAGGAACTGGTTGACGACCCGTCTGAACGTCGGCTTCGTCTTCAGGAACTCATTGCTGAGCCCGTGGACGGCGAACGCATCCCTGTGAACCGGGTGCAACGGGTTGACGTATTTGTGGAACGTCTTGCCCGTTGGCAGCAGGTTGTTGATCTCGACGCAGCCGATTTCCACGATGCGATCGAGCTTGCGCTCAAGGCCCGTGGTTTCGGTGTCGATGATGATCTCTCTCACATTGGCCTCCGGGTGATCGGATCGATCCCCTCGTCACGGAGCTGGGCGAACACCTGGTCTCGCAGCCGATCGGCAAGCGTCTGCGACGAGTCCAGGAGTGCGGAGATCGACAGCTCCACTTGTTCAGCGGAGCCGACGATGAAGGACGCCTCCAGCCGGCAGAGACATGCCTCGTGGACCCGTCTCGCCGCCTGGAATTTGAGGTAGGCGTCGGTGAGGTCCGAGCTACGCGGCATGCGCAGTCGGAGCGTGGACAACTGGCAGGCCACGACCGATGCTCGGGTGAGCGAGATCGGGGTGGTCCTGCATCCATTTCTGAACGAACCAGAGTTGACCGCAGCCGCCGCCGATCGTGTCCTGGCCGGCCGGATCGAACACGCGGACATCGAAGCCGCGCTCGACCATCTTGATGCTGAAGTCCGAAGCCAGCGAACGCTGGTGCTCGTTGGTCGCCGGCATGCCTTCGGAGCGCTCGCAGACCACGGAGATGGTCGCGTTCCAGACATGCGGATCGAACAGGGCGCGCAGCCGATCGGCATCCTCGACCGAGGAGTTGCCGTCGTGGGCGCAGTAGTTGAAGAACGGGTTGCGGCCGGTGACCTCGTGCCAGATGTGACCTTCGCGGGCGATCTGCTGCAGCGTCAGTTTCTTCTTGAATGGCACCAGGAAGTCACGCGCGGCGTCCGTCGTCTCGTGGACCGAGAACTGGAGACCGATCGTCGGGATCTCCATCGAGATTTCCCGCACGGGTTCGTAGTTGACGTTCGGCGCAGATGTGGAGATCAGCAGCGCGGCGTTCGGATACAGCCGATAGAGCTCCCGCAGCGCCGGGATCAGACCCTTCAGGTTCAGGAGCGGCTCGCCCATGGACATGAACATGATCTGCAGGCGCTTCATCTCTGAGGCCTGGATGCCGGTCTGCTCGATCGAGTGCTCGACCTGGGCGACGATCTCGTCGGCGGTCAGCGACCGGACGAAGTTGTCCCCAGCGCCGCAGAAGCGGCAGCCAACGGGGCAGCCCGACTGCGTGGAGCAGCAGATCACGGTGCGGGTGGCGTAGTCCGGGTACTTGTAGAGCACCGACTCCGCGACCGCGGTGCCGTTGTCGAACACGAACTTGGCGACGTTTTGTGCGGCGTCGTCGATCCGC